CAATCATCCGGCTGGTCAGGCATTTCCCACTGGTACCCCGTTTCAGGGCCAGTGTGGAATGACTGCATGTAGCCGATGTCATTAGTGAGCATAAGGGTTTTGTTGTCTGATAGGTTCTTTTCCAATATCTTGGCTTGCTCCTGTACTTGGTTGTAAATCATTCGCAACCAAGGTCCAAAATATCTGGTACGAGCATCATTATCCAGTGCTGAGCGCGACTTAGCGTAAGCAATGAGGCGATGATCCAAGGCAAGATGGTTCTTAGAAAGATGAAACTTGCTAAGTGCTCGCTTTGGGGAACAGATATTGTGGGTGGAGCCTTTCCACACAGCAGGGGAATAATGCCGGGACAAGAAAGAAATCGTTTCGCCAGGCGAACGTATCTCAAACTTGAGGACGAGGCCCCAGGTGGCAATGACTCTAGAAGCGATCTTTCGGGACGGTGGATTCCGCTGAAGGGAATCATCACCAGCCATGAGACCAAGGTTGTCGTAGCAGGCACGCGGGCTCTTATTCACTTCATTGAGTATACAATAAGTGAGAAAAGCATTGCGAGCCGTGTTCAGCGCGCTTGTGAAAGGGTCACCAGAGGCCTGACCAGTTAATTGGCGGTACCAAACTCCGTAGCCTGCGCGAACATTATTGTCGTACGTTTGAGCATACCATTCAAGCACGAATGCATGGTCATCAGCATGGAAGTTGGCTAAAAGGAAAGCGATATCAAAGCGTCTTATTAGATGGTTAATAGTACCATCCATGCGCGAATAATCACCTTCACCAATTGTTTCTGTGGAACCGTCACTGGCATACATTGCAACCGCAATTGATATTTGCTTAGGCGTTAGCTTAAAAGCATACCATTTGGTTTTTGCAAGGTTGCGTCCCAGGGGACCAGCAATGCGAAGGCATTGGATCTTAACCTTGGGGGGCATGACAGTGATGTTCCGGACATCACCTGGTTTGGTAGATGCCTCAGTTTTTGGAAAAGAGGAAGTAAATTTCCCATACTTGGCGACTAACGCGAGCCAACTAGCATTGGAAAATTCAGACTGCTCCTCAAAGCCGTCTTTTTGTGTTTGACGCGTCTGTGCTTTTCTCACGGTTTCTTCTGAATCCAAAAACTGCCGTTTAAAGCCTTTGGTTCGGGTATACTGGGTGAGAAATGCGTCAATTTGTGACAATTGTTTGGAGGACAAATCGTCAGGTAGTTCCTTCTGGTTCTTGCGCCGCACCTGCTCTACTCGCGTCTGAACACTATTGTATGTGTTCTCACGGCACTTTGCAGGGGCATATGCGGCGCCAGGTGTTGGGGTTCCGCAAAAAGGACCAAAAGGAAATGGTTTATCAGGTAAACTGCTGTCGGGATCAACCTTATAGACATGTAAGTCAGGTTGACGCTCGTACTGAAGCACTTCAGGGATGTGCTTGTCAACGTACGTAACTGCGTGAATGACCACCGCGGCTGCAGTGTCATTCTTCTCGACAATAGTATCGGGGCACTTCATTGCGAGATTGCTGATAGTCATCAATCTTGAACCATTAAGGTTCCAAGCTTGGACAGCAGCAACAACGCTATCTGGGACCGTGTATTGTACTTCACGGCCATAGATAGAAAAGCTGTAGCGCACACCATCTTGGGGGTGTCGGGTGCAGAGCGCTAATATCACTTGACCATA